GCTGTGTCTGCTGGGCAGTTTACGGGCTCCAACCTTGCCGCTCAAATGGGCACGGGCAAGTCTTTGGAAGAAGCCAGCCTTGGCAAAGCCGTCGCTGCAGCCGTTCCTCAAGCTTTGGTTGACACCGCCGCTATGGCGTTGCTTCCCGGTGTCGGCAAGCTATTCAGCTCTGTTGGCTCCAAGCTAACAACTGAACAAGCCAAGGCCATCGCTAGCCAGACACTAAGCAAAACGATTGCCGACTACACCGCCAAGACTGGAATGGCCATGGGCCGTGAAGGTTTTACTGAGGTTGTGCAGCAGTCGCTTGAACGCCTGCAAGCGGGTCTGAGTATTACCGACCCTGAGGCCCGCAAAGAATACATTGAGAGCTTCATTGGCGGTGCGGTGTTGGGCGGCACACTGGCTCCTGCTGGTCGGTATCTTGAACGTAGCGGTGCGCGCAAACAGGCAGAAGAAGCTGACGCCCAAGACAAGGCAGCAGCTAAGGCTGCGGCAGCCCAAGCCAAAGCAGCAGCGGACGCCGAAGAGGAAGCGCGCAAACAAACGCCGGAGTACATGCGTCAAGTTGTTGCGGAGAGCGCTGCGCTGGAGAAACAAAAGCGCGATCTTCAAGCGCAGATCGTCAGGGCCCCCAAAGGGGAGACACTGACGGAAGAGCAGAAGCAAGCCAACGTCGTCATCAACGCGCAGCTCAAGGAACTTGCGCCCAAGCTGACGGAAGCTGCCAAGGAGAGTAACCGAGTCAAGCCGCTGCTAGCCCAGCTGGATGCGAATGCGCGGGTTGTCGCTGAAGAAGCGCGGCTTGCAGGGTTATCGCCGGAAGAATTTTTTGCAGAGCGAGCGGCGGCTGCTCCGGGTATTACTCCGGCAGAAGCTAAGCCTGTCGAGGGTGATCCGTTTGCTACAGCAACTCCCACATCGCCTGTTGTTGCGTTTGCTCAAAGAATTAAAGCGTTGGCCGACGCGCAGTCTATCGCTACGCCTGAAATTCAGGACTACGTCGCGTATGTAATGACGGACCCGGCCATGGCGTATCAGATGGTCCGGACGGGCACCGCGTTGCCGGGCATGACGCGCAAACAAGCCAACGCTTTCTTAGGCGCACTGGCATTGCAGCTTAAGGCCCTAGAAAAACAGAACACGAGGTTGGGCACCGCTGCTAGAAGTGCCGCCCAGCAGCGCTTGGGTACGGTCGAGGCGGAAGAACAAGCTGCTTTAGAAGAAGCTCAGCGACAGCGAGCCATTCTTGAAGCCGATGCTGCTCGTGAAAGTGAGACTGCGCCGGCGCGCATGCAGCAGATGCTGCTGGGTCAGAAGCCCGGTGAAAATCTTTTGGCTGCTATGCAGACGCAGCCCGGTGTTGTTGCGGCCCGAGCTGAGCAAGCGCAGCGAGAACAAGCTGAGGCCCAGAGTCGTGCCGAGGCCGCTGCCGCTGCCGCTGCTGAAGCTGCTCGGCTGAAAAAGGTTACGCCCGAAGTTGAAGCCCTGCAACGGATTGCTGGGCGGCCTGCCGTTGGTGTTGCGAACCTGATTAACCGACTGCCGATAGAAACCCCTGCACAGGCTACTACGCGAGCAGGATCGTCCGTCATGGGTCGTACTGCGCAAGACCTGCAGGGTTTGCCAATTGGCGCTGAAGGTCAGCCCATCTATACGGCTGAAGAAGAGAAAGCCCCGGAGGCTGAATCCGAACGGGCTCCCGCAACTCGCGTCAAGGGCGAGTTCCGTCTGTTCAATCAACGCGGCGAACCCGCACGGGCATCAGATACCAAGAACATCCAAGAGCGCCTTGCGCGTGTTTTGGCGGAAGCAGACTTGGATCAAGACGCGTATGACTTCCTGCGCCGCGCAGAAGACATCGCCCCCACCGCTAGCCCTGAGGTTCTCTCACTACTAGACCGTCAGCTTGAGCGTATTGAGCGTGGAGAAGAAGGTATTGTTGGACCTGAGGTCAAGGGCGAACGCCCGGCTAGGTATCAAGGCTTCCCCGTGCAGGGAACCCGGGCTGAGGTAGCAGCGCCTACTATGGCGGACCTGCGTGACATTCAGAACAACGCGTCCGCAGACCCCAAGACGCTGACTGATCTGCAACGCAAGCGTGTCAAAGCGTACAACCGGTACATCGATGAGGGTAAGACCCCTGCGCAAGCTGCTGGCTACGCTTATCGTGACGTTGTTGCCCAGCCTGAAGGTGAGCGTGTTGCTACTGCAACCGGAGAAGTCCCTCGTACCAAGCGCGGCAAAGCCGACACAGGTCGTACGCTAACGCTTGGCAGTGCTGAACCCGCTACCCCACTGTCGCTTCGAGGTGAGTTGGAGCCTTTGCTTCGCGCTGCCGAGGAGGCTGCCGGTACTGGCCCCATCGATGCCGCACAGCGTCCTCTGTTTGAAGAGGAAGAAGCCAAGCTCGGTACCGCGTTTAGTACCCCCGAAGAGTTTGCAGCGTTCTTGCGCAGCAGCGAAGCCAACGCCATGCGTGGGGCGGTCATTCAAGCTAAAGGGGCGCTTGACAAGCTGGACGCACTTCCCGGACTGCAAGCGCGTGTTGCAGAACTTGCCGCGCAAATTGAAAGACTTACCAAACTGCGCCTTGAGCGCAACACACTTAAAGAACTGACCAAAAACCGCGACGCGATCTTGGCTGCGCAAAAGAAGCAGAGCAGTCTCAATGCCGCAATCACCAAGGCGGTGGTGGGGCGTATGGAGTTGTTGGGTCAGATTCAGGCCCTCACCGAGCACAAGCAGCGCTTGGAAGAAATTCTGGGCAGCAAGATGATGCCCGGCATGCGTGCAAAGAACAAAGTTGCACCTGCCGTGGCGGCAACCGAAAAGCTGCGCAAAGAGTTGTCGCAGGTTCTGCAGCAGCTTGAAGCTGCGCAGGCCAGCATGACTAAGATGATGTCCGGCGCTGAGCGTGCCGAGACCATGCTACGAGCGCTAGCTGCACAGAACCGGTTGGCCGAAATGCTTGCCTCTCGCGGTGAGGCAGCGACGGTGCTGATGTTCCCTGACTCGGTCATTGAGAACGCCCAGAAAGATTTAGCTGCAGCTATCGCAGAACTGGCACCGGTTCAAAAGGCAGAAGCCAAGCAACGTCTAGACGCAATCGTTGAGGCCGGCAACAAACGCCGCGAGCAAGCGGCTGTGGAGAAGGCGAAGGCGGAACAAGCGCGTACCGATGCTCGCAAAGAAGAGCAGCGTCGGTTGGAAGCCAAGTTTTCTGAAGTTGCAAACAGTCAGGTAGTGCCGGCATTGGACATGGCGCAACGGGATTCGCGAGAGATGGGGCCGCCCAGCTTTAACGCCGTTGAACTTGCCAATCTGGACACTAGTCCTGCAAAAACGCTTGGTGGGTATCGCAGCGCAATTACCAACTTGGAAAAGGCGGTTCGCAAAGCGCAAGAGAAGTCCAAGCAAGCTCGGCTGCAACGACTGAATGCGCTCAAGGCGCGTGTTATCAAACTTGAAGAGCAGTATAGAAACACAAAGTCTGCCGATGAGCGTGAAGCGCTGACCCCAAAAATTGAAGCCGCGACGGATGACTACGCTGCAATGGCAGAGAAGCTTAATGCGCTGCCGCTAACGTGGAAGGGCATGGCTGCGCAGATTAAGCAGCTTTCTATTTTGTACAACAAAATGGAATTCTTGGAAGCCAAGATCGGTCCCAACGGCGAGTACGCTGCAAGCATCCAAGAAGAGCGAGATAACTTCCGGGCGCTGCTTAATAAAGAGGCGCGAGAGAACAAAGCCAAAGAAGCTGCGGCTAAAAAGAAAGCTGCTGAGGCAGCTGAAGCTAAGGAAGCTGCCAGCCGCGCTGATGCGCCCACCACTACTGGCGAAGCGCTCACTCGTACGCAAGTTGCTAAAGCACGCAAGGCAAAGAAGACGGTCTTTGGTACGGCCACAGGCAGCGCTGCCGAGGCGACTGCCGCAGAAGCAACCGCAATCCAAGCACGTGCAGTAGCAGAGCGGACGGTCATCGAAGCCAGAGCTAAGCTAGCCAGAGGCGAAGAGCTGACTGACCTTGAGAAGAGCATCCTTGCGCAAGCAGACGCTAAGGCAAAGACTGAGGAAGCTACGGCTGAAGAAGCTACGGCTGAAGAAGCTACGGCTGAGGAAGAAACTGTGGCTGAGGAAGCTACGGCTGAAGAGGAGGTTCCTCTCGAAGAGGAAGTCAACACCGAGCCCACTATTGAGACGGTGGTCGGCCCTGAAGCCGCTACGGTTGTTAAGGCAGAGGTCGCCAAGCTAGCGCCTGAAGAGACGGCCAAGCTGGAAGAGGCGTACGGAGCCAAGAAGAACAGCAAGAAGTTCCTTGCTCAGCTTAGTGCTGACATCGTTGACATGGTCAACAACGGCGGTAGGGCCGTTGCCAAAGGCATCAGGGCCATCGTCAACAAGATTGCTTCGGGTGTCCTCGCCACGGCGATGATCTTCAACCCGCAGTTCTCTGCCACACATCTGTCGTTTGATCTTCCGCAAACGTACAAGCAGACCATCACGCAGCAAGTGGATATCAGGGCGGAAGTCCCTGCGGAAGCTCGGGAACAGATGAGCCCGTTGGCGCAGATGGTCTACGAGAACATGGCTCCTGCCGCTAAGGCTTCCGGCAAAGGCTTTGGTATTGTGGACAAGCCCAACGGCACATCCCATTACTTTAAGGCTGATGGCAGTCTGATTGTTCAGGGCGCTACGCTTACGGGCAAGGATGTCGGCGACGTAGAGCGCGGCAACTCGCTGACAGGCGGTGCAAAAATTACCCCCGCCGGGAAATTCACGTTGGCATACACGCGTGATTCTTCGTACACCGGCGGCTATCGTTTTGATCTGGCAGAAACATTCAGGCCCGGCGAAGGTGTTATTGCCATCCACGCGGTGTATGTGGGCGACCCGAAAGAAAACAGACTGGGTCGGCTCCTGTCCCCCACCGGCACAGACAACCGCATCAGCTACGGTTGTATCAACACGACGAACGAAATGTTCGTCAACAAACTGATGCCCAACTCCTCGGAGTTAAACGGTGGAATGCTACTGGTTCTTCCCGACGCCACGGAGAAGACGGCTGAAATGTTCCCGAAGCAGGTGCAGACAGTCACCAAGACTTTTGAAGGCGTAGAGAAGACGGCAAAGACAGGGACCTCGACGCGCTTGTTGCTTGGCAAGGAAGAAAAGCTCAACGTCGATTCATTGAAGTCGCTGTATCGAACCTCTAAGCGTACCGGCACGGCGCTCAAGCCGCAGACCATCCGTGGGCTGGTTGACTCCGTTGTTGGCAGCTTTGCCAACGTGCCGGAGATTGAGATCGTTGAGAACGAGCGCCAACTGCCCGACAACATCCGTGCGCAGGCTAAGGCTGACAAAGTCGAAGGCAGCATCCCCGGCGTGTTTGATCCCAACAGCAACAAGGTGTATCTCGTTGCCTCCAACCTGTTCGACCCTGCCGATGTTTTCACGACCATCGCACACGAGGTGACCGGACACTTTGGCCTTCGCAGCTTGCTTGGCGCTGGCTATGCCGCCGAGATGAACCGCATCTACAACGGCAACCGCGACGTTAAAGCCAAGGCCGACGCCAAGATGCGCGAGACTCCCTCGCTGAACCAGAACACGGCAACGGAAGAAGTGCTGGCCGATATGGCTGAGCGCGACCCCAACGCCAAGGGTCCGGGTGTTTTGCGTGCGGTCTACGACGCGCTGCGCAGTTTCATTCGCCGTGTGTTCGGGCAGTCCGTGTCGGACAAGCAAGTTCAGCAGCTCGTTGCCAATGCTCGCCGTCATGTGGTTCAAGGTGGCGTCAATCGTGTTGCCGAGACTGGCAAGGCCGCCCCGCTGTACCGCGTTGCTAAACCCAAGTACGAGTCCGAGAATGCGCTGACTGACTTGGCCGACCGAATCATTGCGCAGCCCGAGGGCTTCATCGAGAGAAACAAATCCAATCTCGCGCTGAAGGCTGAGATGAACGCTGTGGATATGCGTGCGGGTTTGCAAGAAGCTCTCAAGCGCGGTGCCAAGGAGCTGGGCAAAGACGACCTGTTCACGCAGGCCATGTATAACGTGCGCAAAGCCGATCAGTACATGCCGCTGGTGTACACGGCGCTCTCCAACGGTCCGCTGGAGTTCTACACCGATGACAAAGGTTTGCGTGGGCTGAGGTCTAGCAACCAGAACCCCGCACAAGATATTTTTAACGCCGTCAAGGCCGTGCCCGGCAAGAACACGCAAGCTAAGTTTGCGTTGGCGTCCACCTACATGATCGCTCAGCGGGCGGCCAACAAAGGGCTGAGCAAGCTGGACATCGGCGAGCTGGGCCTGAAAGAGTCTGACCTAGCAGCGGCAATGGCAGCGGTTAACGCAGACCCTGAACTCAAGAGTTCTCTGGAAGAAGTGCGCCGCCAGTACAACGCCTACAACGAAGGACAGATCAAGCTTCTTGCCGACGCTGGCGTGATCTCCAAGGCCGAAGCAAAGCAGTGGCTCAAGGATGGTGACTACGTTCCTTACTACCGTGTGCGTCCGGATGGCACGGCGGAGCTGGTGTTCGGTGGTGAGAAGACGCTGACGATTGGTGACATTCGCACCCAGCCGTATCTGGCTGAACTCAAAGGCGGTGAGAGCAAGATTTTGCCGCTCAACGAATCGCTGATCCGCAACACCATGCTGATCACCCGGGCGGCGCTGACCAACAACGCCACCAAAGAAATTGCCTACGCCATGCAGGAGTTTGGTGAAGGTAAGGGTGCAGACGGCAAGAACGCTATGCCGATCAAGCGTGGGCACGGGCCGGCAGGGACAGACATCATTCGGTTTAAGCAAGAGCCTGATCCGAAAGACCCGAAGGACGACGGTCAGCGTTGGCTGCGCATCAGCACCAAAAACACCACGATGGAAGGCATTCCTGCCGAGATGGTGGTCAAGAGCCTTGAAGGCGCACACCTGACATTGCCTGCGTTCTTGAAAATTGGCGGTATTGCCGGCGACTGGCTGCGCAAGGGCGTGACCCGGATGCCTCCGTACATCTTCCGCCAGCTTATTCGTGACCCGATGGCAGCGTCGTTCACTGGCGGTTTGAATTACGGGCCGTTCCGTGCCGTGGTTATGGCGGGTGCTGAATTCCTGCGCAGCAGCGCCGGGCGTAGCGCGGCGACTAAGAACCTGATTGAGAAGGGTCTGATCCAAAGCGGCATCTTCACTGGCGATCCCGATGACATGTCGGCGTTTGCTACGCAGCTTGCCAGCGGCAAAGACGGTTCTGCTATTGACCGTTTGATGGGTTTGTTGGACCGTGCGGCGATTCGTGCCGATGCTGCCACACGAGGTTTGGTGTACGAGAACGCACGCAAGAATGGTCTGTCGGAAGTAGAAGCCGACCTGATGACCATGGAGTCCATGAACTTCTACAAGCGCGGTCTGTCGCCTACGGTGCAGTACGCCAACCGCTTGTACCCGTTCATGAACGCGCAGATTCAGGGCCTGAACGTCTTGGCCAAAGCGATGCGTGGGAAGATGCCTTTCGAGGAGCGTCAGCGTATCCAGCGCAAGTTCTGGAACAACGCGGTCATGTTGTTTGGCGTCGGTCTGGTGTACGCCATGGCTATGGAGGACGACGAGACGTTCAAGAACGCCAAGCCCCGGGACAAGTACACGAACTTCTTTGTACATCTGCCGGGCGTCAGCGAGCCTGTGAAGATTCCCTTGCCGTACGAATCTGGCTGGTTCTTTACCGCCGCCGTGGCGCTTGCCGATGCTATGAAGGCGGAGACAAACAGCAAGCAGCAGCTCAAAGCGCTGCGAGACATTTTTCTCTCGTCTATTCCGGGGTATAGCTCGGTTGTGCCGCAAGCGGTCAAGCCGCTGTTCGAGGTGTGGACGAACAAGAACTTCTTCTCTGGTCAAAACATCGAGTCGATCTCCATGCAGAACCGCAGCCCGGAGGAGCGCTTCAACGCCTCCACTACGGAAGCTGCCAAGATGCTGGCAAAGGTGTTGCCGCTGTCTCCGGTGCAAATCGAGCACATTGCCCGTGGCTACTTCGGTACCGCACCGCTGGCGCTCATGTCCGTGGCTTCTAGCTTCATGCGTGAGGAGACCAAGGGTGAAGCGCCTGCGCGCCGACTGTCAGAGACTCCCATACTTGGTACGGTGTTCCAGAAGAAGTACGGTGGGGCAGATGCGGACACCATGTACGCGTTTGCCAAGGAAGCCACGCAACGCGCCGCGTCTCTGAAGGACATCCAGAAGAACGGTACGCCGCAAGACGCCAAAGAGTACTTGGCCAACCACCGCACCGAGATCATGCTGGCACCCATGGCGCGCAACTTTGAGATGCTGCTGGGACGCCTGCGCACGCAGGAGGATGTCGTGCGCAACCGCAAGGACTTGAACGCAGAAGAGAAACGCGCTCGCCTTGATCAGCTCGATAAGGTGCGACAGGACTTGGCCAACAAGTTCAATGCGGCGGTGCGGAAGGTCGAGGAACGACAGGCTTCCTGAAGAACCATACGCCAGCAGCCCCGTCCTTGATGCCGGGTATGGCTTGAGCGTCGAGTATGCGTTCGCTGACCGCCTTGGTCAGCCCATACTCGCGCATCTTTTCAAAGTCGAGGCAGGGGACGAAGAACCCCTGCCCCTTCTCAAGCCGCTTCCAAGGCAGGCGGATTCTGGAGTATTTCACCCACGTCCTCCAACCGACGCCGCACCTTGATCGCTTGCACACGCATGGGCGGGGCCTTGGTCTTGGCCGTCATATCCTTCTTGAGGAACTCGACCATGATGTTGTTGGTCTCTGCCAGCTTCTTGCAAAACGCGGCATAGCCGAAACTGTGCGCGGCGCAGTGGGCCTTCATCATCTGCTCCTCGATAAAGAAGTCGCAGTAGCCCGGCGTGAGGTTGTGCTCCACTCGCCCAGAGATAGATGACCGGGTGATACTCTCGTCGGCCTCCCGACCCATACCGAACTCTGCCATCAGCGCGTTGCTCTGGGAGTGGCGACGGATCACCAGCAGCTTGCCGAAGTTCTCGCTGATGAACGAGTTGAGCACGTTCTCCGCTGTCCGGACGTTGCTGCGCATGGACTTGCGCATGAAGTTAACCACATCCTTGTACGCCCCGATGATCTGCTTGAGCGGCAGATCGATGATGCCCAGATACTTCTGGCTCCACAGAGCGCCCGCAGCCACAGCGCAGCCGATACCAGCCATCCAGAAGCGCTCGTCGTTGGTGGCGTTACACACCTGATACATCCGCTGCACGGAATCGTTGGTCAGTTCCGACAACGTGTGCTCGTTGTCCACCATGTACTCAGCCATCTTGAAGCCGACCACGCCGTAGTTCTGGTGCAAGCTCTTGATGATCTCCACCTCAGCCGGGGTCCAAGAGAGCTGGTCCTCGATGATGTACTCCAGCAACCGGCGCAGCTCACCCTCGGATGAGTGCTTGCGCACGCCAGTCAGCCAGTCCACGCCGTGCGTGTTGGAAGACAGCATCGCGATGGTGAACCACGTCGAAAGGTTCAGACGCTCCTTGTTAGCGCCGGACTCCATGCGCTCCTTGCCCTTACCTTCCGACATGTCCAGCAGGAAGCCGGGGAACCACTCAAAGTCCTTCCGGTTGTTGTTGGTGATCTCATCAGAGATCAGGGGATGGCAGTGCAGCATACCCAGCCGCTGCTGCATCGCAACAGGAGACGTGGACTTGCCCGTGCGGTAGCGCACCGGGTGACCCCAGACCGAGGCCGCCAACTCCAGCGCCAGCGACTTGCCTGTGCCGGACTCAGTAGAGGCACAGTGAACCGTCATGCCTGCCAGCCCTGTGTAGCGCATGAGGGGAGCGCCAGCGCCCAGCAGCATGATGGATAGGTGCTTGTACATCTTCTTCTCGATCAGCATGCTGACCACAGCACGCCAGCCCTCCAGCGTCCCCTTGGGTTCCGTGAAGGACACGATGTTCTCCAGCCCGGGCATCGGCACCTTGACTGGGGGTTTACCCTTACTGAAGATGCGGCCAGCAAACACGTAGTTCTTGTCCTGCTGCCAGCCGTAGTGGTCGGGGACTGTCAGCGCACGCTTCTCAAGGCCAGCCTGCTCGACGCAGGCGCGGACGTAGTCGAACAGGTTCTTGTCGTTGCCTGCGCCGAAGCTTGCCATGACGTTCTGCTGGGCCAGCGCTTTGGTCGTCTCATCCTTGGACACCATCGCCTTGCTCGGCACCATCACATCCACCGGGCCCTCGGGACGCAGCGCCAGCATATGCACAGTGTGGTCGCCATGGGCGTTGAGGATGTCCACCACGAACAGGTCGTAGGCCAGCAGCATGACGTGCTTCTTGGCCTTGGTGCCGTCGGCCATTTCAATCTCGCGTTCTTGGAACACGCCGCCCTTTTCTCCGTAGGCATAGCCTTTGGGCGGTACCGGGCGCTTAACCGGTACTGGCTCAGCCACTTCGCTGACATCCTCGAACTTCGCCAGAATCTCTTTCTCTTCCGTGTTGATGCTCGCCTCGCGCCCCAAGGCCAGAGGGTTGGTGATCTTGCCCCAATTCGGGCACTTGGCGCAGATGCCGGGGTTCTCAGAGTCGAACTTGATGCAGGGGTAGGGGCCCTTGATCTCGCGCAGCTTCTGGTTCATGCGCTCGGTGTCGTACGGGTGCAGCTTGCTCAGCCACACGGTGGCCTTCTCGTTGTCCTCGCACTTCTGCGCGATGCTCAGCCAGCCACGCCACAGCGGCTCCATGCCGTCGTCTTCTGCGTTCTCGATGAAGTGCTCAAGCTGGCCGCAGCCAGAGCCAGCCTGCGTAGCCTTGACGATGTTTTTGAACCGCGTGATGCTGTTCTCAAAGAGCTTGACACTGGTCGCGGACGGGGCAAGGGAGGGGCGGGTGCCGGGCAGGGACACCACGTTGCTGGGCGCTGTGACTGGGGGAGTGCCGCCCAGCCCAAGCTGGCCGATGATGGCCGAGGCAAGGATGTCGAAGTCGAACAGCACGCCTTCTTGCAGTATCCGCACGGGGCGCGGCTCAGGGTATGCAGCCTTGAAGTTAAGCGTGTCAGGCCAGCGCAGAACCCGGGCAGCATCTGCCGTCACGGTCATGTCGATCTTCAGCCCTTCCTGCTTGCACAGGCGCTTGAAGTTCTCGGCCACCGGCTTCCACGAGGTGATGTCCTGCGTCTCGGTCAGGGGCCAGTAGATGTGGTACCCGCCGCCCGAGTCGATGATGTAGGGCTGGCCTAGCTCGTGCAGCCCCGTCTTTTGCATGAAAGCGTTGAACGCCTCCATGCCGGCTTCCTTGGTGCCGTAGGTCTTGGGGCCATCCTCGTTGCAGTCGATGTCCACGAACAGCGACTTGATGTGCCGTGCGTTGGTAGCCTCGCGGCTGCCCGCTTCCTCGAACGTCGCCAGCGCGAAGTAGGTGTTGTACTTGGCCTCGACCCACTCGTCTACCTTCGTTTGTAATGCATCGTGCGTCTCCTCGAACTTGTGCTCTTTTCGTTTTGTGGTCAGTTCTGCTGCGCAGTAAACCCCGTGACCGGGAGGCGGCAAAACCACCGCGAAGAACTCCTGCGGTGTCATTCAGATTCCCGGTGAGGTTACTTGTGTTCGTCCAGCATGTGCATGAGGCGTTCGGCCAGTTCACGCACCCAGTTTTCGGGAACCTTGTCGTAGCCCATCATGTAGATGTGCTGCAGGAGTTCTTCATCGCTCAGGTTGTGAGGTTGTATTCCCGGCATATTCTTCTCCACGCCTCGTCGGCGTTGCTTGATGTTCTGAGGATTTCCAAGAGGAACTCGGCGCGGTCTCGGTAGCCCACGAACACCTCAGTGCCCGTGAACCAGTTGTAGACCGTCTGCCGTGTCACTCCCAGAGCTTTGGCGATTTTGGTGACGGGGAAGTCGTGATAGACCGCCCAGCGCCCGAGCTGGTTACCCAGCGACTTAGGCGTCTTCGCAACCGCATCAATAATTTTTTGTGAGTAGGGCATGGTGTTAGGGCGGGAGGTAGCGTGGTGACAGACCAGAGGAAACGCTATCGTATGCATGTGTGTTTATGTCTAACGAGGCGTTATCCGAATATCCGAACCCCGGCACACGCATAGCGACCGCTCTTGCTACCTCCCGAAACTTCTTACTCGTCGTCCCAGTCAGCGACGATGTCAGCCAGCTTGCCCTTCTTGGCAGGCACAGCCTCGGCTTTGGGTGCGGCCTTGCGAACCTCGGGCTCCTCGTCCTCGCTCACCGCAGGGGCAGCCTTCTTCTTGGGCTTGGGCGCTTCCTCTTCTTCCGCCTCAGCCTTCGCATCCGGGCGCTTGCCCTCCAGCAGCATCGGCGCGGTTTTGGTCACGCCATCTGCGCCAGCAGGGGTCATCATCACGGCGCGCTGAGCCTCAACGCTCTGCGACTTGTCCTGCACGGTCTCGTACTCGTCTTCCGTCAGCCAGCGCTGGGGAGCGAAGGTCAGCTTGGGGGACTCAGCAGTCGTGTCGAACTTCATGCGGGTCACCACCATGTCGAGGTTGACCGGAGGAGTCTGCGAACCCGCCCACCGTGCGTATGCTTGCAGCGGCAGCTTGTCGCCCTCACCCTTGCCGAAGATGGACGTAGCAGGCAGCGTGAGCTGCAGCACATCACCGCTGGGATTGTTGGCCAGCACCAAAGCCAGACGCTGTTGGTAGCGGCAAGCGCGGGAGTTACCGTTGCCAGAGCCTGCGATGTTCTGGGGGCACTTGGCGCAGGTCGATGCCTGCGGGCTCTTGATGGACTTGTCGGGAGTCTCACCGTCGTTGCTCCAGCAATCCGGGGCCACAGCGGCTGCGTCCTTGTCGTACTTACCTGCGTAGAAGATGCGGCTGACCTTGGGGGCAGCCTTGACGACGATCACATCGAGGTGACGGTCTTCGATGGAAGCGATCTCCTTGCCGCCAGAGACCAGACGGAACACGCCACCTTTGATGGAGACGCGCTTGACGCCGGGGCCAGCGACACCGCCAGCCAGAGCCAGCGTGGTTTCAGACAGTTCAGCGTTGGCTACGAACGCGGGTGCTTTTGCGGAATTGAAAAGAGTGATATTGCTCATGGTTGCTTTACTTGGTTGGTTTGCGTACCGAAATGCTGTACTCCGAGGAGGAGTTCAGCCCGGGCGGCACGAGCCCCGGATTCTCTTCGAGAAATTGGTTCATGTTGCCCTGCGCGATGCGCTTCTCCAGCAGGTCAACCGCGTCATGCTCGACCACGAACTTCTTGAAGGAGTCCCAGTCTTGCGTGCTGTAGCGGGTGCTGACGGAGAGCACCACAGTGCCCTGCTCCGTGCGGACTGATGTGACGCCCATCGCCTTCATCATGTCCTTCATGGCGTTCTTGATCTCGTCCTGCTGCGCCTTCAGAGTCTCGATCTTGCTGTCGTACTCTTGGGTGAGCGTCGTGATCTCTGCGCGAATCTTGCGGTAAATCTTTGCGAGCCGATCCAGTGGGATCGTTTCGCTCTCTGTCTCGGTCATTTGCTTCTCCGTGTTGTTTGTCTAGGGTTGGACAGTGTACATGGTTTCAATCGTCGTGCAACTCCTTTATTCACTGATCACGTTGTTGAACATCTCGGTCAGCAGGCCGTTGTCATCAACCTTTTGGCTGAGGGCTTTGAACATTCGTTTCTCAACAGGGCTCGACTGGATATGCACCACGGTCACCTTGTCGCTGTTCTGTCCCTTGCGGTCGGCGCGGGCGCAGCACTGGATGTATTGCTCGACGCTCATCAGCGGGCCGTAGAACACCACCGTGTCGGCAGCAGTCAGGGTAATCCCGTGGGCAGAAGCCGCAGGCTGCATCACCAGCACACGCGGCGTCGGCTCGTTCTGGAACCTGTGGATGATCTGCGCTCGCTTGGACGCTGACACCCCGCCGTGAATCTGCTCGTTGGCGATGCCCTTCTTGGTGAGGTAGCTGCTGATGGTGTCGATGGTGCTCAGGAACAGGGCGAAGATGATGACCTTGCGGTCGGTCTCCTCCAGCACTTCCTCCAGTACCGACAGGCGGGGCGCGGAATCGAATTCCACCACCTCTCGGTCGTCTGTGTATGCTGCACCGCAAGAAATTTGGAGGAGCTTGTTCATCGCAGCGGCGGCATTGACCGCCGAGATGGTCTCCCCTGCCGCCTGCACCAGCATCTGGGTCTTGAGCGTGTTGTAGTACTTGGTCTGTTGGGGCGTCATCTCCACCTCCCGGGTCATGGTGACCACGGGTGGCAAGTCCAGACACTCAGCCTTGGTGAAGCGAATCGCAGGCTGCAGCGCATCGAACACGTCGTCCTTGGCGGTGGGCTTGGGCACCCACTTGTACATGGTGAGTTTGTTCATCACCTTGTCGCGCCACGCCGTGAAGAACTTGGGCACGCCCTCCGGATTGACCAGCTTGGCGAGGCCGTACGCATCCGTGGGAGACTGCGATGCCGGGGTGCCGGTCATCATCCACAGGTAGGTGTTGGGGGTCAGGATGGAGTTGAGCGCCTTCCATCGGCGGGTAGTGTTGGTCTTGTACGCGTTGGCCTCATCGACAATGACTAGATCGAACCTGCCATCGTTGATCACCTCTTGCGCAATCAGGCCCAGCCCCTCGTAGTTGGTGATGACGATCTCGTAGTCCTGCTGGATCATCTCGATGCGCCGCGCTGCTTTCGGATGGTGGGCGATGATGGCGCTGCGGTGGATCACGCTGTTGTTGATATCCCCCATCCACGCGCTGTGCATGATCGACAGGGGGCACAGGATGAGCACACGCCGCACCTTGCCAAGCTTCATCAGGTAGTCGGCTGCCCACAGAGCCGAGAGCGTCTTGCCGGTACCGGGCTCCGAGAACACAAACGCCCTGCGGTGCATGGTGAGGAATGCAGCCGTGTCGATCTGGTGCTGCATCGGCTTGTAGCGCCCGGGCCAGTCGTAGCGTTGGGTGATGGGCGAGGGCACATTCTTCACGCCCAGATTGCGCAGCACCCGCACCTCGTCCAGCCCCCAGTAGACGGCGACTTGGTAGCCACCATCGACGGGCATCACCTTGTGCTTGGGGATGATGCTGTACTTGTGTGGGTTGCGCGTCTTGAACAGCAGCGCCTTGTTCTCAATGATCTGCACCTGCTTCTCCTGTTTTTATTTTGAGCTGTCTCGGTTCTTGGCCACACTGCGCATTCGCAGGTTGCTCCGAGCCGATGTGCCGCCCGTCTTGAGGGGCTTGATGTGATCGACATCTTTACCATCGCCTTTGTGCGCGGCACCTTCTTTCTCCATGATGCGGCGGGCCTTTACGCGTTCAGCGCGCTTCTTGATCTGCTCAGGCTTGCCGTGAAAGTCGGCGTACTCTTGTTTGTAGTTGCGTTTGCTAGCGAGTTGGGACATGACTAACTCCTCAGTGTTTCGGGTTGAACTCGCAGCCAGTGACTTGGCACCAGCCGCACAGCGGGGTTTGTGTGGGGTTCCACACGTCGTTGGAAAAAGATGCTTCGAGTCGCGCAGTGCGCTCACGGTACTTCCACCAGAAGGCGTCCTTCTGATCACGCGTCATCGACAGCTTGACCATGTCGTTCTTCACGATGAAGAGGAGAGCGCTGTGCACTTTGCGGATATGAGGGAAGTGCTCGAACACCATGAGGGACATCAGCACTAGCTGGTCGCGGTCGGGATACTTGTTGTTGCCCGTCTTCCAGTCGCCCACCCATGCGGTCAGGTTGTCGTCGTCCACGATCAAGATGTCGGCGATGCCGCGCACCCACACGTCGGGGGACTTCCACTCGGTAGGCTTGAGGTCAACCGTCAGCGCCATCTCGAACTCAGCAAGCTTGCGCCCGGGCTTGGCCAGCATGGCATCAGCAACATCCTTGAACTGCGCATGCTCAGGCGGGATTGGTTTGTTTTCTTTTATGTAGAGTTCCAATGACTCGTGTACCTGATTGCCGTAGCGCGTCGCCTCTGTCTCTTGGAAGGGGTACTTCTTCAAGACCTTGACCTCGTGGTATCTGCGGGCGCAGCCCTCGTAGTCTTTGAGGGAGCTGTGTGACCATGCTGGCTTCTTCATGCGTCCATCCATTCGTCATCAGGCCAAACGATGATGGGAGTGCCCTCGCCTACATACGCGCCTTCAATGTTGTACTCAATGTACTCCCGCGCTTCCTCGGGAGTCATGCCTTGCTGCACTAGGTTCTCACGGATGATCTCCGCGTCATACACAAGCAGTTGGACTTGGCGTTGGTTGTGCCAAGTAAAGGAGACACCGACGACAGCGTTGTCGTGGCCATCGATCTTCATCATTTGAATTTTGCCGTGTTGATTGCCTTGGCTAGGCGGTTGGCGAAACGGGTCACGAACTTCTCGTTGCTGTGCAACGAGCTGCCCATGTCGTAGAGGATTGCGTGCGTCAGCTCGTGCCAGAAGGTGTCGCTTACCTCCTCGTCGGAGTACGGCTTGTTGGTCACGTTGCTCTTGGTAGCAACCGCAATCGTTCCGACTCCGTAGTACACATAGCCCATCTGCGCCTTGCGCTGCATGGTCTCGACGATCTCCACTGAATACCAGCGGTCGCCGACTTTTACTTTCTTAGGCAGTTCCATTTGCTTCTCCTTAAATACGGTTGTCCCACGCATCCACACGCGGAGCAAACGAGTCTCCAGCATAGATCACTTGTCCCGCTACACGCCGAGCCTTGCGCTCACGGTATTGGAAGAAGTGTTCAAGCTGCGGAACCTCTTGCCCGAGCTTGCGTGCGTACAGCGCTGTGTAGTTGTTGTTCAGCTTCAGGCCATCGGCCTTGTTGCTCTCCAGTGCGTGCTCAAAGCGCAGCACCTCGAAGAGCGCCTTCATCCCGTAGTGGTCGCGCCCTGTCTGCCTGATGGCAAGCGCCAAGTCCTTGAGCCGACGATACACCCAAGGGTGCTCGTTGTGAAACTGCTCAAACTGCAACGCAATCCTGTCGTCCATCTACTTCTCCTGTGTTTATTTGTTCTGCATGAGGCGGAGGGTCTGCACTAGTATCCGGGCCTCGGCGACCAGCTCTAGCGCTTTCTCCTCTGCCTCTGCTAGCGTTGCGTGCAGGCACATGTCATGCGCCTCTTTGGCCAAGCGCTCGATGTTCATGAGCGGCGTGGCGTAGTCAATCAGTTCTGTTTCTTTCATCAGTTCTTCGCTAGTCCATATCGGCGGTGAACGCCACCGTCAGCGGCCAGAGGTATCCCCGGCATGTAGCTCGGCTCAGCGGTCATCTGCTCCAGCATCCAAGCAAACGCCTCCTTCGCCCCATCCTCAGGAGCAATCTGCTCGTCGTGAACAGTGCCGGCCACGAAGTACCTTTTTGATACTCGCAGCATGCCATCTGTCATCACGATACGCGCAGTGCCCTGCACCACGTTGTTCGTTATCTTCCCACCATACAGGGGCGTGGCCTCCGGCCCATACACCCACCGCTTCGCACCCTTCTCATCCTTCTCTTGACGCAGATTGGGATACAGGATTCGCATGCCGTTGGGCAGTACGATCTCCTCCTTCCTGAAGGTGAGACATTTATACACCATCTCCTCGCCCCCGGCAAGGCAGCGCACCAGCATCTCCTCCATCATCCCCCAGAAGGTCTTCACAGGCCATGCTGCAGCGCGGTATTTGTCGATGATGGCCTTGGCTGTGATGCAGTGCACAAGAAGCTCCTCCGTCGTACAGATGTGGGGTATCTCCTCCATCCGCTTGACATAGTCCTCGTTGGCAACGAACGCTTGGATAGCGTCGCCCGTGACCCCCAGCTTCTTGGCGTCGGCCTTTGTGTAGCGCAGCGGTGGTGCCCCGAGGAACCCCACCAGAAGCTGCTGTGCGAACGATGCCCAACCCAGCCCGTAGCCAGC